GATCCACACCTTCCACCGCCTGAGGTTTGCGACTGGCTGCTTGAGCGGGATTGGTCGGAAGGGCGAGTTGTCGACCAGCGCGTCACCAGCATGGCTGGCCGTCTACTCGAATCCGGCACGCTCATCGGCAGCTCCCTGACCCTGGTGGCGATCGGCGCCGATGAAACCGGCCACTTCGAGCTTCCCGTCGAGGCCCTGGAGGTGCTGAGAGCTGACCAACGGGCGCGGCGGGAGGCTGTCGAGCAGAAGCGGGCGGCGATGGAGCCCGACGAGCTGGAGGGTGAGCGATGAACATCCTCCGTCGCCTCCGCCTGTTCTTCGCCGCTCAGCGGCTGGTCCCGTCCCGCCTATCGGCCGCAGAGCGGGAGCTTCGCCGGTGGGATGCGCTGGGCGAGGCCTACACGGCCCTGCTCGAAATCTCCAGCCCGGCGGCCGTCACATCCCTGGAGGATGCTCGTCGGATCTCCCGTGAATCCGCTGAGCGAGTGCGGGCTTCCTGCTCCCGATGAGACAAACCTTCCCCCCACCAACCCCCACCAGCGAGGACCTGATCCGCCAGAACGAGCGGCTGGCCCGGATGGCGGCCAACCGGTGGGCGATGAGAACGAACCAGCCCTTCGATGAGCTCCTGGCTCCCGCCTATGACGGGCTGATCGTGGGGTGCCGCACCTATGACCCCACGATGCTCAACCCGGCGACGGGACAGCCGTTCGCGCTGTCCACCCGGGTGGTGTCGTGCATCAACTCCGAGATCCTCCACTGGTTCCGGGATCACGGGTACAGCGTCCGGTTCCCGCCGAAGTGGAAGGAGGTCTGGGGGAAGGTGAAACGGCTCGCCGCCACCAACACCCCCTTGGATGAGATCGCCCGCCAGGCCGGCCTGAAATCAGCCGAGGAGGTGCGCGAGATGCTCGCCGCCATGGTGGGCACCGACCGCCTGGATGAGACCCACGAGGCCGCGGCCAGCGAGAGCCTGGAGGTGGAGGCCGAGCGGCTGAGCCCCCTGCAGCGGCTGGTGCGTGAGGCATGGGCTGGGATGCTGGCCAGCGACTGCGGGTTGCTGCTCGCCTGGTGGGAGAACCAGCGGCGGCACGTGTTCCCTTCCGGCCCGATCCAGCAGTTTCACAAGCGCCTGAAGGCCCTGCTGAACGGCCGGACGTTGCGCCAGTACGAGCAGGCAGCCCTGCTCACTGTGGCCCCCAGCGGCCCGACTCGGCGCGAGTACGAGCGGCAGGCGCTGATGGAGCTGTTCGGCGTCGATGAGCCGGTGCGGGTGCAGCGGGTCCGATGGCCCTGCCCCCTCGCGTCAAAGCTCAGATGAAGCGGCTGGGCCTGGAGGGCGTGAACCGACCAAAGCGGACGCCGGGGCACCGGACGAAATCACACGTCGTCCTGGCGGCTGAGCGGGGGCGGTATCAGGTGCTGAGGTTCGGCCAGCAGGGTGTCACCGGCAGCCCGGCCAGGAAGGGGGAGGGCAAGGCGGCGAAGGTCCGGCGGGCGTCGTTCAAGGCCCGGCACGCCTCGAATATCGCCAAGGGGAAGATGTCGGCTGCGTACTGGGCGGATCGGGTGAAGTGGTAGTAGGATATGCCGGCCACCACTGCGATGAACTGGTATGAATGAGCCACCGGTTACAACCATCACCGACTCCGCCGGCCGCACCTTGGCGTGCTACCTGGATCTGGAAGCGGTCGTCGATGGCACGACCTACGGGCTGCTGACGCCGGTGGATACGCCGGTGGTGTTGGTGCGACGGGGCGAAGATGGGGCCGAGGATGAGGTCCTGGAATGGAAGGATCATGAAGACATCCTGTCCGCCGTTGATCACTACCTGGAAGTGTTCGGTACCAACTCGAAGCTGATCCGATCGGCAGCGACGCTGACCGTAAGCGACCCCCTGAAGTGGGAAAGCCGCGAAGAAGTTCTATCCAGTGTTGATCGCTACCTGGAGGCGGCGCTGGCCGTATCTGACGAGCACGTGCCGGCGGAAAACGAAGACGATGATGAAGACGGTGAATACGAGGAATTCATAGCCTTTGAGCACACCGACGGCCGCATCTACGATCTGTGTATCCCCCTCGACCCCTTCTTCGTCGTCGCAAAGGCCCGTGGGTTCACCGGTGAGCTTCTGGAGGGTGACGAGTTCAAGCGGATCATGCCGGAGATTGAGCGGGTGCTGGAGGTGGCGGGATGAGCGCCTATCCCATTCTGCCGCTAGGCGCCGACCCGTGGCACGTGGAGGTGCGATCGGTGGGGGTGGAGTCATGACCGTCGCCGTGATGGCCGCCAAAATGCCGTTTCAAACGCGGCTTTACAACGCCAACCAAAAAATCTGGCTGCTGTTTCAAACCGGATCAGATGCTTGCCGCGTGGTGGGTAAATACCGGGGCAGCGGTCGCTACGTGGAGGGGTGGGTGAACTGGCGCAGTCGTGACAGACCCGCGCCTGTGTTCCAACTGATCGACGTGCCGCGGGAGTTTGCTGATCGCCATGGTTTGCAGCCTCGCGTGTTGACGAGGGTGGGGCCATGAACGTCGCCGAACTCATCGCCAAACTGCGGGAACTGCCCCAAGGCGCCAGGGTCGTGATTGATGGCTACGAAGGAGACGTGGAAGACGTAGCACAGGTGACTATGGCGCCAATTCTGGTCAATGTCGGTGACATAGCCGATACGATGTATGGCAATCACGAGCTATGTTCCGATCCAAACGAGCGGCCGGCTGACGAAATTGCCGTGTATCTGCCGCGCAGGGTGTGGCCGTGACCGGCATCACCCCCGAGGACATCAATGCCGCCCTCGACTTGATGGACCGCCAGCAGCCGGTGAGAGTATTCTGCGTGCCTTGGGTCCCCGAGGGGTTTCCCGAGCGGCCGGACTTCATCGTCGTCCCCCGACCACTGCACAAACGCCCACCATCCCGAGCCGACCTGTGCTTCGCCAAGGCCTGCGGCGAGCGGCTGCGGGTGAGGCTGGCGCAGGCAATCCCGGAAACCTGAGGCAGAACCCTGGCCCAGGCGTGTGGAGATCGACCACCCGATAGATGATCCTTCGCTGCCCAGTTACCGGCACCCGACCCTCCGGGCCATCTGGGAGGATCTGCAGCGGGCGTTTGATGCCTACGTGTGCCTGCGGGGTGAGGGGGTCAAGAAGCGCTATCTCCCGCCAGAAACAGAGGAGCCCCCGGACGCCTACGCGGCTCGGCTGGAGCGGGCGGTGTTCGCTGACTTCTACCGCGACAGCATCCATGCGTTCGCCGGGGTGCTGTCGAACTTCAACCTGAAGAATCCACCCGCCACCCTGGAGGCCACCCTCTCCAACGTCGACAGGAAAGGGAACAGCTTCAAGGCGTGGTGGATTGAGGCCGATTCGCTGATGCTCCGCGACGGCGGGACGGGGATTCAGGTGGAAATGCCCCCGAACGATTCCCGAAATAATGCCGAGGTGATCGCCAACGGGATCCTTCCCTATCTGGTGCGGCGCGAGCGCTCGAAGATCACGAACTGGCGTTTCAGTGACGAGGATGGCGAGCTGGAATGGGTCACCTTCCTGGAGGTGGAGCCGGAGAACAAGGGCACCTATGGCGTGGAGATGAAACCCCGCTACCGCATCGTGGGGCGCGGGTTTCAGCAGGTGCTCGTGCTGGAGCGAAACGAGTCCACGGGCAAGTTCACCGCTGTGCCCGAGGGGCCGGAGGTGCCGATTCTCATGGCCAACAAGCAGCCCATGCCCCGGGTGCCGGTGGTCTGGTATCCGGCCGACGAGGCCGACTTCGGCGAGGGTGAGCAGCCATTGCGGCAGGTGGTCGAGCATTCGATCAGCCACTTCAGGAAGTCCAGCGACCTGGAGGAGAAGACCCACAAGTGCGCCATGCCGGTGCCGGTGGTGACCGGGGCGACGCCCGGTGATCCGAGCAAGCCAGCTCAGAAGGTGGCGATCGGCCCGAACTCCATCATCTACCTTGAGCAGGGCGGCACCTTCACCTTCGCTGAGCCGTCCGGCTCCAGCCTGAAGGAACAACGTGAGCAGATCGCCGACACCGAGCGCCTGATCGCCAAGCAGACCTTGGGGTTCCTGTACGGCGATCCAGGCGGAGCGAAAACGGCCACCCAGGCGGGGATGGAGGGAGCGCAGACAGAGAGCGGCATCACCCGCACCGCCGAACGCAAGGCCAGCGCCGCGCAGGAGGTGATGGCGATCTGGTGCCTGTTCACCGGCGAGGAACTCGACCCAGAGGCTGGCCTGACCATGAGCGCTTCGATTTACGAGCGGCCGATGGAGGCGGCGGATGTGGCTCAGCTGCAGTCCCTAGCCGGTGGTGTTGAGCTGATCAGCCAGCGCAGCGCAGTGGAGGAGCTGATCCGCCGGGGCAAGAACCAGGCCGTCAGCAGCGTGGAGGAGGAGCTGGAGCGCCTGGCCGCCGAGGTGCCGCCCCCAGCAGAGGACGTGGGCACCAACGACCTAGGGGGCCTGCCGCCAGCGGAGCCGATGGAGATGCCCGACGACGAGCTGGAAACCTGAGGGGACTCCATCACACCCACCATGGAAGACATGATTGATCTGGCTTACGACGTGATCGACGACGCCATCACCCGTTTCGCCGAGGCCAACCCCGAGGCGACGACCGGCGACGTGGCTGCTGCCGTGAGCAGCTGGCTGGCGGCTTTCCTGGCCCCCGACGACGACGAAGCCGAGACCGAGGGCACCGAACCCGTAGCCGCCTGAGGTGGCGCCGCAGCTCCCCGAACCCCGCCGGCTCGTCGGCATCGCTGATCGGTTCTCCCGCGCCCTTGACCAGCTGGAGAACCGCAGCCGGCGGAACATCGTGGCGATCATCAGGCGGTCGCTTGACGGGGTGCTGCGGTCCCTCCGGTGGTCCTACCGGGCCTACGTGACGGCACTGGGCCCGATCGGCAGGGATCCAGCCGGGAACCCGATCCGGCGACCGGGGGAGTATTCCAGCCTGGAGGCCACGGCGAAATGGGGGGCGATCGTGCAGGCCGCGGCCGGGTTCCTGACCGACGTGGAGATCCGGCAATGGCAGATTCTGCACGAGCGCGACCTGACCGATGCGGCGCGGCTCGGCGGGGAGCTGGGCGCCCGGCTGGCCACCTTGACGGGGGCGGCACCGGCCGGGCTGTTCACCGGCGCCGATCCGGTGGTGATTCGCGCCGCGGCCCAGACCACCGGGGCGTTGATCCAGGGCGAGGGGATCCGGTTCCGCGAGAGCCTGACCCAGATCGTCAGCGAAGGCGCCACCAGGGGATGGGGGCCGAAGCGGCTGGAAGGGCAGATCCGGCAGTTGCTGCGGGGCGCCAGTGATCCGAAGCGCCTGAATCAGCGGCTGGGACTGGAGCAGCGGGCGGCGCTGATCGCCCGATCAGAGCTGGCGAACGTGTACGCGCAGGGGACGCTGGCCCGCGCCAGGGATCGGGGGGACGCCTACGTGCGGGTGCTGGCCTCGAATGATGAGCGGGTCTGCCCTACGTGCGCATCACGGAACGGGAGGGTGTATCCGGTGGATCGGATCGCGCTGCCCTTCCATCCAAGGTGCGTGCTAGGCGACACGCCGGTATCGCCCGGTCCGCTCGCAGCGGTGTTCCGCTCCACTTACCGGGGCAACGTCGTAGCCATAGGACTTCGTGGCGGGGAGCGGCTGACCGTGACCGCCGATCATCCGGTGCTCACCCTGGCCGGATGGGTCAAGGCGGAAACCCTTCGCGAAGGTGATCAGCTCGTCGGCCATGGCCTCGTCGGGCAGTCGCTTGGCGGTTCCCAGGGTCCAGACCTCCACGAGGTGCCAGCCACGGCTGAGGATGTATTCGCGGCGTTCCGGGAGGCGTGCGCCGTGTCTCCCGTGCGAGTGCCAGTTTCCGCCTTGGATCTCCACGGCGACGGGCATTTCATCGAAGGCGATGTCGAGGTTGTACGGGCCGAGGGCCTTCTCCAGGGTCACTGGG